CTTACTGGTGAGATTGCTGAATTTGTCGAAGACAGAAAGCAGCTCATTGAAGCAAAGGCAAAGTACGCTAAGAAGCTAAAGAATGATTCTAAGGTAGTTAAGGAATTTATTTCCCGTAAGCTAGCTTCAGAAATTTCTGAACTTCACGAAGATCACAAGAAGATGTCTGATAATTTCGGTAAGCTAGAGCAGTTTGTAATTTCAAGACTTGCTAAGGAAATCTCAGAATTTAGCCAAGATAAGAAGGAAGTAGTAGAAACTAAGGTTAAGCTCGTTAAGGAAGCTAAGACACAACTTGACGCAGTAAAGACCCAGTTTGTAAAGCGTTCTGCTAAGATGGTTGAAGAGATTGTCACTAAGACAATCGCAACTGAGATGAAGCAGCTTAAGGAAGATATTTCATCAGCACGTCGTAATGACTTTGGTCGTAGAATCTTCGAGGCATTTGCTTCGGAATATACACATAGCTATCTCAACGAGAAGAGTGATGTTGTAAAGCTACTTAAGGTCCTCGAAAAGAGAGATCGTCAGTTAGCTGAAACACAAGCTAAGATCACAGAGAAGGCAAAGATAGTAGAGAATAAGGATCGTGAAATTTCTAAGATGCGTGACTTAACAGCACGTAAGGAAATCGTAAGCGAGCTACTAGCTCCACTAGCAAAAGATAAGCGAGTAGTAATGAACGAACTCCTAGAGAGCGTTCAGACACCAAAGCTCCGCACAGCATTTGATAAGTACCTACCGGCTGTTATGTCCGATGGTATGGCAACAAAAAAGGCATTAGTTGAGGCAAAGGAAGTAACAGGCAACAAGCAATCAGCATCATCCGATGCTTCTATAAACAACATCATTGACATCCGTAGACTAGCGGGATTAAAATAAGGAGTTAAAAAATGTCAGAATTATTAGAAAGCCGCTGGCAGGAAACAAAAGAGGCACTTTTAGAAGGCCTTAATGGAACACGTAAGTCGGTTATGGCAATCACTCTCGAGAACACACGTCGTCATCTCGCAGAGTCTGCTACAGCTGGTGCCACTTCTGCCGGTAACATCTCCACTCTTAACAGAGTGATTCTACCAGTAATACGTCGCGTAATGCCGACTGTTATTGCTAACGAACTCGTTGGCGTTCAGCCAATGACTGGTCCAGTAGGACAGATCCACACTCTACGTGTCCGTTATTCAGACACTAGCAGTGGAGCAGGTGTAGTAGCAGGTGAAGAGGCACTAAGCCCATTCAAGATCGCTGCTGCTTATTCAGGTAATGAAGTAAGCGGATCACCAAAGGCCACTAATACAGCAGCACTAGAAGGTATTGCTGGTAAGAAGATGAGCATCCAGATCCTCAAGCAGGTCGTAGAGGCCAAGACTCGCAAGCTATCAGCTCGCTGGACTTTTGAGGCAGCACAGGACGCACAGGCACAACAGGGTATCGATATCGAAGCAGAAATCATGGCAGCTCTTGCACAGGAAATTACTGCTGAAATTGATCAGGAAATCCTAACAAGCCTACAGAACCTAGCTGGTACTGCAATTGAAACATACAATCAGGCTGCTGTAAGTGGTACTGCTACATTCGTTGGTGACGAACATGCTGCTCTAGCTGTTCAGATCAATCGTACAGCAAACCTAATTGCACAGCGCACACGTCGTGGTGCTGGTAACTGGGCAGTTGTTTCTCCGTTTGCTCTAACTATCCTACAGAGCGCAACAACATCAGCATTTGCTCGTACAACTGAAGGCACTTTTGAAGCTCCAACTAACACTAAGTTTGTTGGCACTCTCAACAGCGCAATGCGTGTTTATGTTAATGCTTATGCTTCAGATTCAACTCCAATCCTAATTGGTTATAAGGGTTCAAGCGAGAGCGATGCTCCTGCATTCTACTGCCCATATATTCCTCTAATGAGTTCTGGTGTTGTTCTTGATCCAACTACTTTTGAGCCAGTCGTAAGCTTCATGACACGTTATGGTTATGTAGAGCTTTCAAATGCTGCATCATCACTAGGTAATGCTGCTGACTACCTCGGTCTAGTAGGTATCAACAACGGAAACGTAAAGTTCTCCTAATAACTTTAGGAATAACTATAAGATCAGCGGATGGAAACATCCGCTTTTCTTTTGACAAAAAATATAATAGTGTTATTATAAAGTATGCTGCCTGAGATTAAAAATCCAGAAGATTGGTATACTGTAGACCTCATGTTAAAAAACATGGTGCGTAGTATGCCTGAATTCCGACATGATTATAACAAACTAGTTAACACTATACAAACAAAAATTAATGAACTGAGCAAAATTGATATTGAAATACGTAGGAAAAGTTCTGCTGGCTATGAACAGAAAAGAACTGAAAAATTACGTGAAATAAACGACACAATACGCATGTTCTCCAAATATCATCTCCTGGCAAGTTTATCTAAACGATAAATATATAGCCTATGGTTTATGCGGAACCCCACCGCGTAGAGCTTAGAAAGCTATAAGCAAAAAGGAGAAACAAATGGGACGCCCGTTAAATAAGAAATATTTTGGTAATAGAAACATCGGTGGTAGTGGAACAGGTGATGATTATGGTGTCGGTGGTGAAGGTATCGCAAGTGTAGTATTAAACGCACTTGGATCATATACTACTCGCCCAACAATTACATTTCCAAGTCCAGGATTACCTACAGGTGTATTAGCAACTGGAACAATTACTTCAAGAGCAAAAACATTAACAGCCGGACCAAGCGGCACACAAACTAAAGCATATAAAGTTGGTCAAGTACTAACATTAGGCACTAATGGAACAACTGCTACAGTAGCAACATTAGCAGCAACAGTTAATCTCGCATCAATAACTATTGGAACAACAGCAAACTTAACATATAATACTACTACAACTGCTCGTTTACCAGGTACATCAGTTGTTGTTAGTGGAACTGATACAGCAGGTTGCGGACTCATTCCTTCTACATACTTTGTGTCTGCAAGCCCAGCACCAACAGCAACATCTTGCACTCTAACTGATACATATGCTAATGCTTTAGCTGGAACTAACAACTTAGGTGCTACAGTTAGTGGAGCAACAACTGGGTTATCATTTGCTACAGGAAACGGTGGAGCTGCTGCTGCTGGAGCTCTTGCTACAGTTTCAACAACTCCAACTGCCGTTGGATCATATGAAGCATTAGTTACTGGTGCCCAAACAACTACTACAGTAGGTGGCGGCGTTGGAGCAACTATCACTGTTTCAGCATTTGAAGCAGACAGTGTTGTAATTACAGAAGAAGGATCTGGTTATACTAGCGCACCAAGTGCTGGTTCTTTAACATTTTCACAATCTGTAACAGCAACATCAGTAGCACTAACAACTGATTCGGGTAATGTTGGTTCGGCAACTAATCAGGAAAATGCTATACAGTTAACTGCTTACATTCCATTAGAATCACAAGCAGGTTGGGTTAGCGGCTTTTCTGGAAGTTCAGCAGTAACTGGTGATATCGTCCGTCAGTCTGGTAATGGTAAGTTTATTGCTAGAACAGCAGAAGGTGTTGGTCGTGTTAAGCTAGTTGGATATGTTGGAAGTAATGTTACACCAGCTGCTGGTGAAGCAATTATTACAGCAACTGATTACAATGGTGGATCATACTATGTAACTAAGATTAGCGATCGTCGTTGTAACATTATTGGTTATACTGGATCAGGATTTACTACAGGTGAAACTGGTATTAATGTTCCTTGGACATTTAACGGCACTAGCGGAACTAAGGTAGATGCTAGTCAACCATATCTTGAGAGTGGTGTAAACGTAAAGATCAATAACGCTTAATAGGAAATATTATGTCAGCTAATGTTATAAAAGTTAATGGCGACTATAAAGTTAAGGCAGCCCAGGGAGGTACTATCTTCCTGGATGCCGGAACAACGGGAAATGTTGCTATTACAGGTAGCTTAACAGTTACTGGTGACACGATATTAAATTACACTACATCATTTGTCACTCAAAATACTGAAATACAGGATAATATTATAGTCCTCAATAGAGGTGAACAATCAAATCAAATACGACTCGGTGAAGCAGGAATAAAAATAGATCGAGGTACTAATGCGTACGGAGATGCCTATTTAACCTTTATTGAAGGTATAGATTGGATTGATTCAGCAGGAGTCATGAAGACTGGATTATTTTCTTTTAGAACAGAACAAGCGGGTCTTTGTGCTATACAAACTGTAACAATTAACACAGATGGAAATGATCTTGTAATTAATACAGGATCAGCAGGCGCAACTATGTCAGTACGAGGTACTGTTGATTACGAAAATAATGTTACAGATGATGATGATATTCCTAATAAAAAATATGTCGATAATAAAATAGCACTAGGTGGTGGTGGAAAAGTAAACATCACACAACCTGAAACTATTGCTACATTAACCATTGCTAATCAAAAAACATTTAGAGTAAACAACAGTCTCACATTTAACGGAACTGATAATTCAACAGTTAACTTTGCTAGTGGAGGAACCGTTGCATATACCTCTAGTAGTTTATCACAGTTTGGTGCTGCTACTGCTGCTGATTTCAAAGATAAAATATCCGGAACTACCGGAAGTGGTAACTTAGTTTTTGCTACTAATCCGACATTTCCTTCAGGGTTTAAGATCGGAGTAGCACCGAATGAAGTCGCAATAAGTGGTACTACTGGATCTGGATCTATGGTATTAAGTGGTAGTCCAACAATAACTGGAAGTCCAATTATTGCTGGAGTTACAATATCTGGAGCTACTGGAACTAGTAATTTAGTATTCAGTAATAGTCCAACTATAATTAATCCAACTATACAAATCAATAATTCTCAAAATGTATCAACTGCTTCACAAAAACTATCAGGAATCACTGGAACTACTAGTTTAGTACTCAGTAATAGTCCAACATTAGTTACTCCAACACTGGGTGTTGCTACTGCTACAAGTATTAATAAAGTAACAATTACTGCTCCAACAACTAGTGCGACTTTAACTATAGCTAACGGAAAAACGTTAACAGTTTCTAACACATTTACATTTAGCGGAACTGATGGGTCAACTGTAGCATTTGGTGCTGGTGGGACTGTTGTTTATTCAACAACTCTATCTAGTTATGTTTTAACATCTGGATTACAAACTGCTATTAATACTACACAAATTCCAGACGCAAATATAGTTAATAATACTACTGCTAAAAGTATTGGCTATTTAGGAAGACCAATTAATCCAAAAGTTATTGGATATGCTATACAGTTTGGAGATCAAGGAAAAACAATTTATACATCTGCTGATGTTTTAATTCCAGATAACAGTATTTTAGAATTACCAGTTGGCACTGTTATTCATATTATCGCTAGTGAAAATATATCAATTTATACTTCTATTGGTGGTAATGACATTTTAAGATGGGGTCAACAAACACAAAATCTGATAGGACCTAGAAATCTTGCAAAATATGGAATAGCTACTATAATCAAAGTTGAAACTACTGTTTGGTATATAAGTGGCGGTGTATTAACTTAATATTAATTGTTTAAATTATCTAATAATTCAAAAACAGTTTCTATCTTAGCTCTAGTAATACGATTTCCTAAAGTATTTCTAATACCTTGATGAACCGGTTTTGGCCATTTGTCTAATAGGCACCATGACCATCCCATATGTTCATCACTTAATATTGGAATAAACTCATCTTTTACAATACATACATACGTTTGAAAATTAAAATGATCATCATCACTAACAAATGATTCAAGAGGAATCGCTTTAATAATATCTGGAAAAAACCCTATCTCTTCAACAACTTCTCGTTTGAGTCCTTCCCAAAGAGATTCTCCTTGCTCAGTTTTACCCCCAACTAACCCCCATATACCTTCCTTCTTACCAGAAGATTTTTGTAATAGTAAAAATCTCTTGGTTTTTTGATTTAGAAATAAAGCACCACTTCCTTTAATTTTTTTAATCATAATGATAAACGCCAAGACCCTGCTACATATTCACCATCAAAACTTTTAGTCCAAATTTCTCCATCCCACTTATACTGTGTTCCGGTTTTTAAATTCCTAGTATATACAATATCTCTAACAGTTGATGCTGGGAAAACAACACTCCAGTTTAACCCATCCCAGTGTATAATATCATTTTCATTAGCAATAAAATCAGAACCATCATTATTTTTCCAGGCAATTGGGCCATTGTTGTTTAATTCATTACCAATAGGATTTAATATAAGATATCGTATACCATTAGCTACATTTTTAGGATTATAAGTTAGTGGATCAATGATAGCATCAATACTACTACGTCCGTCGATAACGGTATTAGTTGGAAATGTATCTGGATCCCAATTAACTAACAAAACAGATTGATCCATAGGATCTACTGACGCAGTTCCAACAATATCTGCTCCACTTGGTTGATGTAAGAATATACTGCTAGCTCCGGCACGGAATGCACCGTATTGGTCTAATAGATTAAACCAATTAACATTTCGCCCATGTTTTATAGCTAACCCAAATGCATCATCAGTTACACTTTCACCATCTTCAACAAGTTTAACTCTATTATCTGAGACAATTATACCAAAATTGCCAGGGGTTACATAAACCAGACTAGCAGGTTGCCCTCCAATAAAATCAGGTGATATTTGACCTGTTTCTGTGAATATATTACTAATAACAGTTTGTACAACACCTAATCTTTTAATAGCACCTGGAGGAGATAACCATATAGGAGTTTCAAATTCCATTGTAGCTACATCTATATCACTATCAACACCGACAGGAATGGTCCTATTACTAAATGTTACACTTTCTAAATACACAACTGTTAAACTAGTCCAATCAACATAATTATCAGTAGTTTGTATTTCAAAACTTGGATTAAACAGGACTAAAATCTGTTCT